GCAGCGTGGGAATCAGACATCAAGGCAAAAGAAAGTACGCTGTCTGACCTGCAAAAGAAGATAAAAGTAGACAAAATACAAATTGAGAATGACCGAGAGGCAGTAAGAGCAGCTGAAAAACGTGTAGCAGTAGACCGAATAAAAATCAGAGATGAGCGTGGAACATTAGAGCGTGCCATTGCAAGATTAAAAGATAATAGAATTTAATATGAACGAATACTTTTACAACCCAAAAGCTCCAACGCTAGCGAGGACATACGATGCGACTATCTCGGCTTCAACTACGGTTACTTTTGCTGCAGGAACCAATTATATTGAGGTATCTGCTATCGACAAAGGTATTTTTATGAAGTGGGGAGCAACAGCTTCATCTTCTGCTTTTGATGAGTTTATCCCTGCTAACACTTCAAAGAGATTTGTAACATTAGCGGCAACTGCTCAGTTTATTGAGGAAGCAGCAACAGCTAAGCTCGTAGTTATCGAAAAATAGTATGACAAACGCCATCAGAGACAACAACCATGTACCAGTCCTCCTCGGGGTTTTGTATTCTGATGGCGTTACAACTGTACCTATTGCAATTGATGGAGATGGCAATATGTTGGCGAATGAAACTGACACCATTTCTTTCACTCCAAATCAAGATGCGATTAGAGACGAAAACTTTAAGCATGTGCTGATGGCAGTAGATTCAACAGACGACACAAAGTTATGTCCAGTGTATGTAGATGCGGACGGGGCAGTTTTAATAGGAAGTAGTTAAATTATTATCATGACAAATGCGATTCGAGACAATAATCACGTAACTGTAGCCCTAGGTGTATCCAGCACTGACGCAACTATTACTGTGCCATTTAAAGTTGACCCAGTTACGGGACGACTCCTTACAGACGCTTCTGGCAGTGGGTATACAAACCTAACTCAATTCGTAGACCAAACAGCATGGAGAGTATTTTACTCTAATGGCAGCGGTGACGTTACTGAGCTGGCGTTCGGTGCCTCTGGTACTGTCTTACAGTCAAACGGGGCTGCTGCTGCTCCAACATGGGAAACAGCGGGTGCTGGAGATGTAGTGAAGGTTGGCACGCCAGTAAATAACCAAGTGGGTGTCTGGACTGGGGACGGCACAATTGAAGGAGACGCAGCTCTTACCTTTGATACTGCAACAGATACTTTAACTACAGGAATTGTAAATTCTACTAGTTTGACGGCCTCTGAAATTGTCATAACAGACGCTTCAAAAAACTTGGTGTCTGCTGCTGTCGCCACTTATCCATCTTTGACGGAACTAACTTATGTTAAAGGTGTAACTTCGGCTATTCAAACGCAACTTAACGCTAAACAGGGAACCATCACTTTCNGTACAGGTGTAGAAACTGCATTGGGGGTAAACGTCGGCTCAGCAGGAGCCTTTGTCACTTTTAACGGTGCTCTAGGCACTCCAAGTAGTGGTACGGTTACAAACCTCACAGGGACTGCCTCAATCAACATCAATGGAACAGTGGGAGCAACTACCCCAACAACAGGAGCGTTTACAACATTGTCTGCTAGTTCAACGCTAACAGCGAGTACAACCATCGAACTTGGTCACGCTACAGATACTACACTATCAAGAAGTGCAGCTGGTGTCCTGGCGGTAGAAGGTGCAGTAATTCCATCTATCTCTAGCACAAATACACTTACGAATAAGCGTATTACCAAACGTACTGGAACTACCACTTCATCTGCCACCCCAACAATCAACACTGATAACGTAGATGCTTACTCACTCACAGCTCAAACAGAAGCAATTACTTCGTTCACAACCAACTTATCGGGTACACCCACAGAAGCACAACCACTTTTGATTAGTGTAACTGGAACAGCCGCCAGAGCCATCACTTGGGGTGCATCGTTTGAGAATGGTCCAGTAGCATTACCAACCACCACAGTTACAACCACAAGACTTGATGTGTTCTTTATTTGGAACTCAACCACAAGTAAGTGGAGATGTATGGCTAGTGGTTCAACACAATAATATATGAGTTTAATTGATAACATCGTTTACTACTATAAATTTGATGAAAGTTCAGGTAATGCATCTGATAGTGTCTCTAGTAATACATTAACTAATACCAATACTGTTGGCTACGGCACTGGTATTATAAATAATGGTGCTGATGGTGGTGCAACAAACACAAGTAAGTACTTTACCTCTAGTACAATGGCTGTTAATTTGAGCACAGGGGCCTGTACAATAAATTTCTGGATGAAACCAACAGCGAGTAAAAATACACAGATGGTCTTTCTAATGGATGGCAATCTTGAATTTCGTGTTGGAACTAGGACTTCTGACTTAATGTGGTTTACGAGATATAACGGCGTGTCTGCTCAATATAGAGAAATATCAGTAAACTATGATGACGGTAGCTGGAGAATGGTTACTGCAACATTTGATGGTTCAACCGTAAAGGCTTACATTAACGGCACCCAGTCTGGTACTGACCTATCTGTTACAGGCTCTGGCTCACCTGGCGCAGGTTCAATAAAAGTAGGTGGATACCCAGCTTTTGGGGATGAATACTTCACTGGCCTAATAGATGAAGTGGGAATTTGGGAAAGAGCATTATCTGCTACTGAAATCACTGAACTTTATAATAGCGGAGCTGGTATCCAGTACCCATTTACTGCCACAACCAACACCACCAACTTCTTCGCAATGATGATGTAAGGGGGATAGCTTAAAACAAAAATATGACACCAGAAATTAAAAAAGAAATAGACAACTTAAAACGAGAAATCGCTAATTTGAAGCGCGTGGTTTCTGACGGTCAAATTAAAACCATAATGAACGTAAAGGACGACGCGAACACCTATCGGGCAGTACAACGTGCTCTAGTCACAAGTGACCTCACTATCGGAGGTGGTAGCAACAGAGATGCAAACGCTTCGTCTATACTAACTTTAAACGCTCGTAATAAGGGCTTCTTGCCGCCCCGTACAAATGACCTAACAATCATCCCAAATCCAGTAGAGGGGATGATGGCTTATGCTACGGACTACGAAGCAATGATGGTATATAACGGGCAAGCTTGGGGGATGACACTGCCTCGTTATACTAATACACAAATGTTAGCAATACCAACCCCACTAGAAGGTATGATTGTGTACAACACTACCCACGATGGGCCTGAATGGTACGCAAACGGTACTTGGGGGTTTGTATTGCCGACAGTGACGACTACCCAAAGAGATGCTCTTACAACACCTGTTCAAGGTCAGATGGTATTTAATACCACTACAGATAAACTTAATGTGTACGCAAATGGTGCATGGGAGCAAGTAACATCAGCATAATATGATAAATACATTTCCACCAACAGACAAAGAATATACCTACTTACAAGTTAACCGTGGGGATGATATTGGTAGTATTTGGTCGTCTATGAACCTTGACCTTCAAAGTAACTTAGGACAATTGCGTTTAGCGCCTCGACTAATTTTAAACACCAGTACTCTCAGTAATGCTCTAGGGCTTCCTACCGCCTATTGTGAATTTGACGATGGATTGTGGGCCTTGGCTGGTAATTTAATTTACAGAACCGCAACCACTACCCCAGAACCAAACGAAGCCTTTACCGCCGACACGTCAACTGGAGCAAAGACAAACTATGACGACGATGAGTCAGATATGACCACTTTTGATGGTAGATTATTTGCGTCAAATGATGATGGGCTGTACGCAAAAAGCTCATACGCAGGGGCGTGGAGTCAAATCACAGCTACACCTACTGCTGGTCTATTACAGTATTTTAGAAAATTTGACCGTTTGTATATATCACAAGGTAGTAATTCGATTGAATCTCTTTCAAATGCTGATGTGTACGCCTCTTCTGGTGATTACACAATAACACTAGCTGCCGACCAGATTATAACTAGCATGTGTGAAACATCTGATTCTATTTGGATTGGAACAATTAATTCAGAAAATCTAGCTGGACGTGCTTCTGTGTTTCGTTGGGATGGTATTTCAGCACAAGCCACAGAACGATATTACATTGAAGCCAATGAAGTGTGTTCGTTAGTTACTAAAAATGACATACCGTTTAGTATGGACTCTGATGGCGTGTTGCGTCAATTTACTGGCTCGTCTTTTGATGAAGTCGGACGTATCCCATTTGGAGTAGGTGACAAGTTACCAAAAGGAACTGGGACTGCTGTTGGTAACCCAAGATATATTCATAGACGAGGAATGGTGTCGACTAAAGATGATACTATTTTGTGTCTAATTAGAAATATTTACGAAGACGTCAACAGGACAATTCCTGAAAATGTACCTTCTGGAGTTTGGGAGTGGTCAAAAGATTTTGGTTTTATACATAAGTATTCATTTACTTTTACGCCGCGAGAGACGTCAACAATCACAGATTACGGACAAAACCGAGTATGGGCGGTGGGCGCCCTAGCTTCTATGAATACAGGCGATGATTCATCAGATAGAAACGGCTCATTGTTAGCTGGGGCTGAATATTTTGATGATAACTCAGATTCAACCGCTGGTAATTTTGCTATCTTTTATGATGATTCAAACGATGTGATACAGAAAAAAGGATATTTTGTAACCAGTTGGTTTAATTCCCTCGAAATTCAAGACAAATGGGAACGACTATGGGTTGTGTATAGACGCTTTCTAGATTCTGGCGACTCAATAGTATTTAAGTATCGTTTGTATGAAGAAGACCCTACCTATATAAACATAACCTGGACCTCAACTACTACGTTCACAACTACTACAAATGTTACCGCTTACGGGCCTACTGCAACTGGATTTAACGGTACTGTAGGGGGCGAGGTTGAGTTCACACAAGGTACTGGTAGCGCAGCCTGTGTACATATTACCAACATATCAGAGGCTGGTGGAACTTATACAGTTACGGTTGACACCGCTGTCACTGGCGTCACCACGGGAACTGGAAAAGCAAGACTCCAAAAGTGGATAAGACTAAACCCCGTAGCTGCACAAGACCAGATTAAATCATTTTCGCAAATGCAAGTAGGGGCTAGTAACACAAGAATACAAATTAAAGGTTGTCTCACTTTTACTGGTGCTGGAGAGTTTACAAAAGCAGTACTTGTCAGTAACAGTGATATAAAAATAAGTCAATAATTATGAAAACATTTACCACAACAAGAAATGACACCGCCCAATACTGTAACGTCTCAACGGACGATACCTCAGCAATGACTGTCATTGATGGGTATTTAAACGATTCAATACTAACAATCTGCAATCTCCAAGGCGGCAAGCTACGTTTCTTGGAGGAAACCAAAGACATTGTAACAGTAGCTAGTCAAGACTCTTACNAAATCCCTGCTAAGTTCAGAAAATTAATCGACTTGTATATCTATAGTGGCTCTGGCGATGATTCTGATACCATCTATTCCCCAGAAATGGTATTTGACCCAACAAAGTGGAAGTACATTAAACAAGCTCGTTACGGCGAATCTTCAACGCCGTACTTTACTTATGTTGAGAACCAAAAATTCTTCATCAGCCCTACTCCATCAGTTTCTGGGAATAAAATTACATTAAGGGGACGAATCAACGTTACTAATCTGAGTATTGCTGACTACACTACAGGGACGATTGTGTCCATTGCGAACGAGGGGACAGCATTAGTTGGTAGTGGTACAACCTGGACTGCTGATATGGTTGGTCGGTATATAAACATACCACAAACTACCGCCGCTGGTGGTGGCGATGGTCTTTGGTATGAAATCGGTGGATATACAAGCGCAACAGCATTGACATTACTTAAACCATATGAAGGAACGAGTATTGCGGCTGGGTCTGCTACCTACACAATCGGTCAAGTACCACCAATTCCAGAAGCTTACCAACCAGCAATCATTTATCGTTCCGCAGCTCTTTATTGGCAAAACCAAAATGACCTCACTCGTGCCAAAACATACTGGATGCTATATGACGGAGGTAACGAAGCGGGGTATAATAAGGAGTATGGGGGTCTTATTAGTCAAATGCTTGCTAATGAAGGTGAGACGGAAGAAGGAGCGTATATCCCACCTTTTGGAAGTTTAGTAAATACGCNGCAAGCTCCTTACTACTTTCCAGAACAGCAAGCTAGTGGACTAACATAATTATCATGAATCCTAAAAATCAATTTACACAAAATTTGTCTAGTGCTACTGGAGGTTTCGCCGCGAACCCGTTATTCATGCAGAAAAAACAAACTCCTAAACCAACTACGACTCCGTCTAATACTTCGGCTACCTCACCTGCTACCACAAAAATAACATCTCCAGCAGGACAAGATTATATCCAGTCTCAACTAGGGTCTATCAAAAATCAAGCACTTGACATACAAAGTAAAATCCCGACTGCTACTACTCCAGAACCTTCTTATAAAGATAGCCCAGATTATAAATCATACTTAGCTTTCCAACGAGAAAAAGAGAACCCAAGTGAAGCTAGTGACGCGCGTTCAGCGTATCAAGCTTCACTCACAAGATTAGCAGAAGCACAAACCCAAAGAGAGACAAGAAGTGACGAATTACGTCGTGAACAACGAGACATACTTGATGCTTCTGGCGGTCTAAAATCTGGTGCTATCGACTCTGCTAACATGAAGGGTAGGCGTGCCAATGATGAACTCTCACGCCTAGCCCTAGAAGAAAGTGCTGCAGCTAGAAGTGCTGGAGTAGCAAGCGATACCTATAGTCCATACTTAGAACAAGAGCAAGCAAATAAAAAGGCGCTGACTTATGAAGAAGCGTTAGGTCTTGGTGTACCATTTGGTACGACACTAGGCGAAGCTAAAGCATTAGGGAAAGTACCACTAGCTCCAGATGAAGCAGAGGGATTTACCCTGGGGAAAGACCAAGTGCGATATGACAAGGATGGAAATGTTATTGCTCGTGGGTCAACGTCAACAGATACAGGGAGCATAGGAACATACACGCCAGGAGAAAATCCTGTTGTTGATTCATGGGTAGATTTTGTCAATAAAGGTGGTGATATATCAAAGGTTCCAGATGATTATAAAAATGCAGTAGCACAAGGAATCTTTACATCTGGTAAGAATGAAGTATCACAAGGCGCGAAAGATATGATTGCAACTATTGACGACTTACTTGCTGACAAAGATGCGCTCTTGTCTGTCACTGGTCCTATTCAAAAAATAAGACCAGATTTCCTCACAAGTGGTAAGGGTATATTAGCCAAAAATAAGATTGACCAGCTTATTGCATCACTACAGTTGGAAGAAAGACAAAAATTAAAGGGGTCTGGTGCTATTTCAGACTTTGAATTTAGAATACTTGGTCAATCAGCTACAGCAATAAATAAAAATCTAGCAGAGACTGAAATAATTAAAGAACTGACAACACTTAAAGACAAACTTTCTGGAAATGCACCAATTCCTACCACACCGACAGAAGGTGACTTATGGAAGGCTCCAGATGGTATTGAGTATGAATTTAAGAATGGCGGTTGGGAGTCTTTTAACGAGGTTGGTAACACCACAGTTTCCATTCCGCAATCCTCTCGGTTGGCATATGTGAATAATAACCCAGGCAACCTAAGATTTGCGGGTCAGACAGGAGCAACACAGGGTGAAGGTGGTTTTGCACGATTTAGCACCCCAGAGGCTGGAGTACAGGCTCTTGAGAAACAAATTAAACTAGATGCTTCAAGGGGGCTGACCTTAGCTCAATTCATAAATAAATATGCTCCGCCTTCTGAAAATGATACACAAAAGTACATTCAAGATATGATAGCTCTTACAGGGGCAACTCCATTGACGCCTCTGTCATCTATTGATACACGGGTACTCACAAAAGCCATAGCACAAAAAGAAAGTAGCACTAATATTGCATAATATGACTAAACTAACCACGGAAGAACTTAAAGCTAAATACAACATTCCGACAGCGGCTGCTGTTTCTACGTCTCCCGCAGCTACAACAACTGGTACATCTAAGAAACTTACAACTGATGAGTTGAAAGCTAAGTATAGTCAACCTATAGCAGAAGAAAAGCAACAAAGTGTGCAGTCTGATTCGCTGTCAAGTAAATTAGGTGGAAGAGTAGAACAATTCAAAACAGCAATGACGCAAAATGCGTACCCAGGACAGCCAACCATTGGGGGACTTGGTGCTATTGCAGGTGGGATAAACGACACTCTTGGCGCAGTCATATCACCAGTAATTGAAGGGGCTACAAAAAAAATATCCAGCTCACCGACTGTTCAAAAAATTGCTATGTCAAAGCCAGTAAGCTCCGCTCTTGATGTCACAAATAAGAGTATCGGGGCTATTGGAAATACATATAACGAAATTGAACAAGCGTATCCTAAAACTACCCAAGCAGTTGAAGATGTTGCAAACATCGTATCACTCATACCTTTTGGGAAAGGAGCATCTGTTACAGCAAATACAATAGGAGATGCCTCAAAACCACTAATTCAAAAAGGTGCTGACAATGCCACAACAAATCTTGCAAACAACTTAAACGAAACTTTTAAACAAGGCACAATTGGTGTTAAAAATATCTCAGATTACGCTGATGAGCGCGGGATAAATCTTGGTAAGGAAATTGCAAACAGAAAAATCGAACCGATTGTTGATAACGACCGTCTCAAATTTGGTACAGAAGCTTTTAAAAAACTTGATGACGAAATTGCTAGTGACTCCAGGCTACTCGATGATGTTATTGAACAATATCCTGACACACGTATACTTGCTGATGACATAGCAAAAGAAATCACACAACAAATAGCAAATGACCCTATCTTACGCAGACAGGGAGCTGTTGTTGATGTGACCGCAAAAGCAATGGAGAAACTTAACGACTTAATTGCTCAAGAGGGGAAGACAGCCTTTACTTTGAAAGATATTCAGACTTTTAAAAAGGGGATGTGGGAAGCGTCAAAAAAATTCAAGATATCGGAAGCTGGTAAGGCAGATGCATTTTCTGAACTTGGTAAATCATTTATGAAAATTGTGGAACGTGAAATACCAGACGTTAACGTCCATAACATCAATGCTAAGTTAGGGAGAACACAAGAGGTATACAAAATGCTTGACAAACTTAACTCGTTACAAGATGGTGGAATGGTATTGAAAGGTGGCAAGGTTGGAAAGTATGCGACGGGAGTAATGGGAACTGGGATAGGAAGTCTGGCTGGTTCTGCTTTTGGACCACTTGGTACTGCTATTGGTGGGTTCGTTGGATATAAAGCAACTGAAATACTCCGAAACTTATCTCAGAAGTCAGCTATACTTGGGATTCTTGATAGAGTGTTAATAAAATACGCAAAAGAGGTACCAACAGACCCAGCTATCATAGAAGCCCGAGCGTTTATTGACGCTGTAAAAAATGGTAAAAAACCAACAATTACTCCTACNGTACAAAACGCATTAGAGAATGCATGGAGTAATGCACGTTCTCATATTGATGACATAAAAATTCCTCAAGAAAAAGGTACTTTAAAAATTCCGTCTAATAGGGAACTTAAAACAAATTTGCCTGTAACACAGACCACAACAGTGCCTGTTAAAGGCAGGGGCACCGTAGGCGCCGTTCCTATAAAAAATAGAGGAAATATTTATTATCCTACCACCGAGAGACTTCCCGTGATTAAAATGTAGACTATATTAAATCCAGTCTTCTGATATACAAGTACAAACTCCAAAAACTAAAAGTGCTATGAGTAAAGTCAACATATTAAAAACTATACCTAAATCAAAAAATAAGTCAACAAAGTAACAGAAATATGGTAAAATAATAACATGACGTATGAAAGACCAACCATTTAGTAATAGAGAAATAACCACAATGTTCGACTCGATAGAACGTAAATTAGATGAACACGCCGATGTTCATACTCAGATATTAACCGAAGTTAAATCTATCAAGACGACCATTACTGACCTCGAAAGATGGCGGGAAAGAACCAAAGGGGCTGCATACGTGGCGGGATTCTTTATTACTATTTTTATCATACCTTTGATAACGTGGGCGGTCTTAGAGGTGAACACCCTTGATGAAAAGATAGCTGAGGCTTTAGCGGATAACTTCACAATAGAACCATATGTGGAAAGTCACCAATAAGAAAACAGGTAAGTCGGTAGTAGTTAAAAGAAAAGTAGCGCCACGTAAAAGTAGAGGTACACGATATGCCTAGGTTCCTAATCCTCAAAGATAAGAAAATCACAGAAGAACAGCTTGACGAACTTGAGCGGCAGTTTACAGACCTCGTATACAAGGCTACAGGGCTTTCTCCCGTGTTTTTTGTAGAAGAACGAGATTATAGTCATGTACCTACAGAAAGCGACTCTGACGGCGATTTGAAGCCCACTCATGCCTACATGACCGCACTTATGGCTGGGGNATACAAGAAGTATGGCACTTACGGCGTAGACAGTGTGGTTCCATTGGTGCATCAAGATAACTGGGTCTTCGACGGTGTGTGGGGCACAAATTGGAGCAATAAATACTACCAATACCACGTACACCTTTGCAGGTTTGATAAAAAAAATATTGCTAACTCCCTAGGTACTCTTTACCACGAATGGATGCATTGCCTAGACGCTCTTGTAAAGACACATACAGGTGTAGACATCAGTCAGTACTGGGAAACAGAAGTAGACAAGGTTGGTAATTATGTGAAAGGCACTCTTAGATACTTGGGATAAGTAGTTGTTCATGGTATTATATATTCATGAAAATACAAGACAAGTTAACTGGGAAGTTCATAACACAAAGTCTAGAAGATAGATTTTGGGAAAAGGTAAACAAAAAATCAGAGCAAGAATGTTGGATGTGGAAGGGTTTTACAGGGGGGAAAGGATACGGCAGGTTGCGCTTAGGAAAACAGAACAAGACAGCAACTTCCGTATCGTGGTACATACAATATGGGGTCTGGCCAACATTATGTATGTGTCACAAATGTGATAACCCATCGTGTGTGAATCCGCATCATTTGTTTGAAGGGACACATTTAGAGAACGGGCAAGATAAAGCTAGGAAAGGAAGAGCACCAAGAGGAAGTAATAATGTGCATGCAAAAACAAACGAAGCAGTTGTTCTTAAAATAAAAGAAGAAATAAAAAAAAGAGGAAACTACTTTGGGATAAATCAAATGTTAGCAGAAAAATACAATGTTCACTTTTCAACTATCAGTAAAATAAAAACTAATAAGCAATGGAAACATGTCTAATAAAAAGATAAAAATTAGGTGGGATGGTGTTTGGGTACATGGCAAACACCCAGATGCTAAATATATTCGCTATAAAGAGAATACAGAAGCCTTAACAATGATAGCTCCTGACTTGAAGAAAGCCTACTCTGTACGCAAAGAACTCTACCTTGAGCCATACAAGAACGTACAGAAGATGTTTATTAGTTGGCTGAGGTCTTATTTAAATCAAAAACAAAAATAATATGTACGCAAAAGCAATCGCAGCTCTTATCACACCACTTGTTGTTACTTTACTTATGCCGCTTGGTATCAATGAAGCAAGTACAGTAGCTCAAGTTATTGAAGCAATAATTGTCGCAGTATCAACAGCCATCATGGTATACGCCGTGCCAAACAAGTAGTAAAATAAATCTGGCGCGGTTGTCATAGACCGCCCTCCGTAGATGAGTTGGCAAGAAGCTACCTGGAGAGGTGGCTTTTTGTGTGTTGACAGTGTGGTATTATTATAGTCATGGAAGATTATCAATATAATACAAACGGCATGAGCAGTAGCCCAGAAGCAGAGCAATGGTATGAGGATATGTTTGCAAGACGACAGAAGGTGTTGTTGACTTCGGATTATGATGAAGAAGAGATAGAACCAGAGGAGGGAGCCGATGAGTGTGTTGAGGACAATGATTTTAATGACAAAGACGAACTATAAAAGCCACCCTATTTAGGTGGCTCTTTTTCTGTCTCTTTATTTAGTTACCTACGTTTAGAATAGGGAGCGGTGCTGAACCATACAAGTTTGTAGGCAGTTGACCATTCCACCTTCGAGCCGCCTCTAATTCTGCCTCAGCTCTAATCTTTTCAATAATCTGACCACCTTGTGAAGTTGACAATGCTTCTACTTCAAGACGTGTTTTCTCTGCTAGGGCCTCTGCTCGAAGAATCTCTTGTTTCTTTTTTTCTTCTTCTTGCTTTGTGACGTTTACTTGACCAAGTGCTCTTTGCTCTTCAACTTGTTTTGCTTGAACAGCCGACTCATACAGGTCGTCAAAATCAAAGTTAGTAACACTTACATCCTGTACTAAGATACCGTCTACACTAAGTCTTTCAGCTACGCGGTTTTTGATTTCAATAGTTAATTGTCCACGATTTTCAATAATACCTTGTGCTGTGTATGCTGAAATAACCTCTTTTAATGCGTCTTTACTACGCGGGATTACGTAACGAATTTCAGCTTCTCGACGCACCTCTTCAAATAGCTCTCGAACTCGAGACGCATCTATTTGATAATTTACAGTAGCTTGAACAGCTACAATTTGGGAGTCTTTTGAGTAGACAAGCTCATCGACAGCAAGGGCTTGTACCGACACGTCAATTTTGTATACATTTTGTGTAAATGGATTTACTAAATGAAACCCTGGCTCCAAAACATCTTGGATTACTCCAAATCTCGTTAACACTCCTCGCTCCGTCTGTTCAATAATTGTTGCTGACATCATAATAATAATCAAGCCAACAAACAACATTACTCCACCTCCTATTAGTTTACCCATAGTAAATAATTATGTTTAATAACACTCGCTAAAATTACTCCCAATATAAAAGCCCCAAAAATGGCGCAGAAATTATGGAAAGTTTTCATTTCTTTTTCTTACTATTTTTACCCAAATCATATACTACACTTAAAACGTAAGTAACGAACAGGATAGCAAGGATAGTTCCAATTACGGTAATCATATTGCTTTTTAACTAGTAACTTACCCACAATACCAAAACCCCCACCTATTACAAGTGGGGGTTGTGGATTACCTCATCGCGACTAATACCTTTTGTACATAGCTGCAAGAGTCATAAACGACTCCGTAGCTATTTGTCCCCGCTTTGCAAGGAGATGCGTTCCCCTGGTTCCAAATTAAAGCTATTTCTTTTTCTCCGTACCCTTCATTAAGATGGGCTTGAATCTTATGAAGTGCTACGTACTCTTCATTGGCTGGTGTCTGCCTCTCTACGTAACCAAAGACTTTTTGTGACCAATAGCTCCAGGTGCCAGGCATAAACTGAAAGCATCCGCCTTCTCCACTTGCCCCACGAGCGTTGCAATTACCACCTGTCTCTACTGTCACGATAGCGGCTGCAATTCTCTTGGCTCTAGGGCTTATTGAAAAGACGTGCGTGTGGTTCGTAGTTTCTCAAGTTCTGTATCTATAGCCTTGCGCTGTTCTAACAGCTCTTGCTCTTTAGTGTCTAGTTCTTGATTGATACGTTCCAACTCTTGACGCGCTTTTTCTATTACGTCTTGTTCGATTACCTCCTCTACTGGTGTCTCCACCTCCAAAGTTTCATTTCGTTCATAAACAGTCTCCTTACCTCTGAGATTAACTGCTGCGTACATAAGACCCACAACGACTACTGCGAGAATAAGAGCGTTGATAAATTTCATATATTATTATTTTATTGACCTAACACTAGAACTAACTAGTGGGAAAGAAAAAGAAGTATTACTACTTCCTTAACTCCTTAATTTTATCATTTTTGGTAGGTCTTTTCGTAGTTATCCCCACTTTTAGCTGTTTTGTCAAACCGTCATTAATATCAGTTAGTATCTTTACTTTTACTAATTCAGCCTGCCATTTCTTTAGCAGTTTTTCATATTTAATCTTGTAGGTATCTCGGCTCGTGTAAACTTTTGTCATTGTTATTAGTATACCAAAGTGCATAACTTACACACTAGGTTTGTCCCCAGGTGTTATAATAGTAGTCAGAGATAGCCGCAGTCGCTTACCAGAGTAAGTTTTTGGTTACGCTTAAATGCTGGGTGAGGTGAACAATCCTCTGTGACCGCCACAGTTCATTAACAAAGGAGCGAATCATGTACACCTACGTCAAAGACGGTGATGCTCGCTTCCTGACTGAATGGAGGCTTTGCATATCGTGTGGTCGGATGTTCAATTGTAACGTCCACCCGCACATCATCGGGCAGACTAAGGGCTTGACCCTGTTTGCTCACCTTGTGTGTCCTCCCCAAAAGGCGGAACCACTCCAACTCGGGAGGAAGTGATGAAACATAGTTTCAAGCTACATGAGGCCCAGGAGCAAAAGAAGAAAGAGGAGCCCTGGGCCGTAGCCAAACAGCCGTGCGCTATCTGCCACAAATTGCTCGCTGGAGCATACGGCCAATGGTCGCTAGCGGACGAGTCCACTGTGTGGACTTGCTCGCGGAAGTGTGACGAAGCCTACAAAGAGGAGCAAAAATGAAGACTCAGGATGTAATTCATGCAATGACTAGGGCCAACACTGACGAACTTACCTTTTTCAGGATGGCTCATATCTACTGCTTTGGCACTGATGCCAATGTCTACAATGATGTGGCGCAATTTAAACTCCACGCCATCTGTCCGCCGTATGTCTTGCGATATGCGGAAGCTTGTAACGANGCTGACATCTAGGAGCACATCATGAAAACGCTCAAAATCCTGTTCGTCATCTTGCTGATTGCCTACGCTTTCAAAGCATGGGCAGTCCCTCAAGACGTGAAGGCCGAAGTCTTGACTGGCAGTCAGCAAGTCCACCAGGGCCTATGCAACTACCAGGCGCAAGAAGTGATGTGCCAAATCTTCTACCGCGAGTCGGACGAGACCATTTATTTGGTCATCTACACCGACGACACCACAGCCATCACGCATGTGGTGCGTGTCAAAGACAAAGTGGAGACCGTTTTGTATGTCAATCCGAAGTTCACGACGTAAAGAAAAGCCCCTGCCAGAAATGGTGGGGGCTAAATTTTTACTAAGCTTGGCAACTTTCACACTCCTCCGGTCGCGCCTTGTGGATAACCAACTTAGGCACTGGCACAAACTTCCCATCTCTCATCACCTCAAAGTCAAACCCCCCTTTAGCTAATAATTCATTAGACTTCTTTAATTCTGCCGCGTCGATATTCTCACGTATTACCGTATCCCACATTGAGGTGCGTCTGATAGTATCACCAAGTTTCATAAGACTATAAGTATACTACACCTGCTCAACACTCCAAATGTCTGGCAAAGATTTACCGCCTCCGTTCTTGATACTATTTACCCGTATCATTCCACGGTCATAGTGTAGGTTCATTACAGCTTCAGCTTTACTACTAGCTTCAACTAATTGCTCTCTTTGACACTCAGTGTCAGACGGCAGAGCTTCGCAATAACTATTGTTTAGGAGGTACGTTACTTTGTACAGCATGCCATGTTTTTAATTTTAAGACTGATAAGTGGAACTGTTTACAACGGTCGCATGAGCAGGGCATGTTACTTAGTTACGTTGATTTTAAACTTCTTAGCTATTTTCTTAATGTCTTTTATTTCGATAATTTCATTAGTCCCAGGTTCATCATTGTAGTAGTCCCACTGTGTTTTTGCTTTTCGTAGTATCTCCTCCACCATCTCCCTCTGTGCGGTGCGTTCGGCGGTGAGGGTTTGCTCTACCCACTTCTCTAAATTTTCATAAGCCTGTGCTGCGTCATCGGTAGTATTATTCCCTACCATCATTCCTGACTGAATTGTAATGCTTACCGTGTGTAAATGATTAAACTCCGTCATGAGACTTTCAACACTCCTTACCTCTTTTTTGGTTGACATAAATCTAAATTAAACTACTAAGTCCTCTGAGGGGTTTGGTTGGGGAGGAGTAAGCAGAGCTTTTAGTTGTTCCCCCCTTTCACATTTACCACAGTATCTTAGTTGCGGGTTTTGTTTTATAAAACCAACATCGCCAGGAAAGTCAGCGTGACCAACTGTGAAGTCTAACGTAGTGTGGTAGCCCTTACCGTAGCAATTAGTACAGCCGCCAAAGGCTTTTCTTTCTTCCTTCCTACCCTTCTCCACTCCCTCTAGCTCTCGCTGATTGCTGTAGGTGGACACAAATGTTTTGAATTGAGCTTTTTTTTTCTCTATATTTTCTAGCAACCATTTTGGTATTTTTTCTATTTGTGCAATAGAAAGACCTGAAAATATTAAGTTTGCAATGGCAATATCAATCTCCTGATAGTCTTTTGACATGGGGGTGGTTGGTTATTTGTAATTCTTACAGAACTTTTTAAGTAATTTCTGTGTAGCTAATTCGTTAAATACCTTTTCTCGAAAAGAGAAATACTCTTCATCACTACACGGTTTGTAGCCTGAAATTGGTACGGGTGCATCCCACCACTCTTTGTTTAAGTAAGGAGTTGTGTTATCTAGGTGTATGTAAGGGTTGTGACCGCCTTGCATACTTACGCACTCAAGAATAAACCAGGGAGTTTCGTCTTTGTCTTCAACAATATCAAGAATACGTGCGTAGTGAGTTTTATTTTCGTAAATTGACTGTAAACACATTCCAATCATGCTTTGCAACCTTGGTCGCTGAACTTTCATTATCTCTTGTTCTTCAAGTCTGTTTATTTCAACCTGCAATGGAATAATTTTTGACTTTAAGTTTTCAATCTTTTTTCTAGTTTTGTTCATACATCTCTCAAAATTACTTTATAATCTTCTCTGGGGGGTTACTTACCAGTTCTGAAAATCAGACGGTGAACAATTTATTCCAGCGGACTTGGCTAAACTTAATGCAAAAGTCTTTTTGGCTACATCTAAGTCTTCTTCTGGTTTGCCTGTATAGTCTGCTAAGAGCAATATCATTGTTCCTTTGTTTCTCTTAAAACCAGCACGCATATCTGGTTGGTCAGGAAATGACAGCTCCATTATTTTGTGGTTAATGCGGAAATCATCTGACATTTTCTCTGCTACTTTTTTTACATCTTCAATTGTTTTCATATATCTTATCTCTCCTTGGGGTTAGTTGGTTGGGTTTGTAGAGCCGTGTTTGTTAATATATTGTTTTTCTAGTTCTTTCCACAAATCATCTTCTAAAAACTTATCTCTTCCATCAGTCACCGCCACTAACATATTCATCATGTCTAACTTCCGTCTGTTTTGGTCTTCAAATAATGGTTTGGCGTGACCCTCTAGTCCTCTACCGTAACTATCGTGATTTAAGCTAATATAGTGGTCAATATTTGATTTGATACTTTGCTTAATTGCGAAAGCTAATTCCCAAGCTTCATCATTTGTTAAAACAACTTCTATCTCTTTTGATTTTACTCTCATACCCCCTAACTAATTAACCCCTCTACTAATAATCCACCCACCAGCATCCCAGCACAGAGGGTTATCATTGTTACTACAACTACTAACGTCTTGTGCCATGATGTGTCTGGTTTCTTTCCTTTATACACCTCGTTCCATAAATTAGAATGTTTCATGTTATTGTCCTAGTCCAATAAGGAATTTAATAGCTGCGTAGAATCAACCAATAACCATTAAACAAATTGCTACTGTTGCTACTCCTTCGGCAAACTGTCCTTTAACTAATATCTCCCACGAATATTCTGCTCCTTGACCTAATTTTTCTGCAACAGGTGCTAAAGCTGCTTGTACTACGTTGATTGTTTCTGGTGTCATATATTTGTTATTACCTTCCTGACTTAATCCTTGATAATTCTATACCCATTCTCCTTCAAAAGTTTAATAGCGTTTTCTGTAGCGTCGTCTGTTTCTGGTTCGTCGGTACCAAACTTAGCTTCACCTTTATAAACAAGATAATTACCGTTTTCAATTTCTACTTGCTTAATTTCTGTATCTGATGACCATTTAACTCCAAAGAATAGTCCTGCTTCAAGTTTTATCTCTCCATACACCCATGCGTCTCCATACACCCGTGCGTTTCCATACACCTGTGCGTTTCCACACACCTGTGCGTTTCCATACACCCGTGCGTTTCCATACACCCGTGCGTCTCCACACACCTGTGCGTCTCCACACACCTGTGCGTTTCCATACACCCATGCGTTTCCAGACCCACTTATATTTTCCTCCCTCTCAATCCAGCCGCCTTTGTCTCCTTTTGATACATTACCAAAGTCTTTTAGAGCTTCGATACGCCTTAGGGTTACTCCATACTCTACTTTAGTCTCTCCTGTAAATTTAAATTTTGTGTTCATATGTTATTTTTATACTCCACTCTTATACGCTAACCTCATCATCTTTGACTCTGATGGAATGATGGTGCCGTTTGATAATGTGCGTTGTGTTTTATTTTTGATTGCGATTGTCTCATGCTCTACATCGAATCCTGTGCATACTAGACCGCCGTTTACTCTTGATACTTTAATGCAACGTGTTTTTGCTGGTGTGGCGATGTCAAAGAATTTCATAAATTATTTTATTAACCGATACTTGGTAAACCCATGTTCATCGCGCTCACTTGTGTCAAACTCAAATCCTGCTTCTTTAAGTTCAAAGATTACTGCGCTCAGCCGTGTGATAAAGAACTTCTGAATAGCGGTGCGTGACGTAATGAACTTGTTTTTCTTTAGGTAGGCGATTATCTTTGCTCCTTGTGTTTGGTGGTACATAATTTATTGCTTATACTTATACTCTTATATAGTAGCATAGTGCTTAGACACTGTATAGATTAGTTATCCACAAGTATTTTATATGAGCCAAATCTGCCAGTAGGTTCCAAATAGCCTTTTAATTTAAGGCTAGAAATATAAGCGGTTGCGGTTTTTCGGTCTAAATCTTCTAATGCTACTTCTGGTGTTAGTTTTTTAGCAAGCCAAACGTGTGTCGGCAATTCTCCTGTCTCTTTTTTGTACTCGATAATGTAATCAAGACACTCTTGCTCTCTAGGGGTTAGGGGTTTAGTTTTCATAGTTCGCTTTTATTGCAAATCCGCAAATAATTAGGGTAATAATTGTCCAAATAATAATAAAGATAGTGGCTCCTTTTTGGCTGTTCATTCTTTCAAGAATAGTGGGTATGTCTGAGTAAGTAACATCAATTTTATAACCTTTAATTGGAGTTAGTATGCCATCTTTAGTATTCGTTAGAATAGTGCCAAATACAGATTCGTTTACTACAGAATAACTCCAGCGCAAGTCTCCCTCAGATGTCCAGAAACTACTGTCTTCATATTCGTAACCGTACTGACAATTATTTACTATAGAGTCACAGTCAAGTCTGTGTGTTGTTTCTATACTAAATAGTTCTGCTGGGTAGTCTCTATCGTGAAATGTAACAGTAACTGTGTTGTATTCTTTTTGTCCGTTGTAGTCCCATGTGTAGTAATTTCTAGTACAAGTCCGTGGCGATTCTTCTGTTCCACATTGGTACGTTTCTGTATGTTGTGTATACCTTTCTTTTGTTTGAACAATACGGATATATTTACCAGAGACTTGCTCAATGCTTACAGGCTTTTTTGTTGTGAATNCCCCGCTAGCTAACACGTTTCCCTGCCGTGAATCAACAGCGTAATTGAATACTTCTGTAGTATCAGCTTGAATTGCAGTGTTATACACTTTGGCTTTTTCGTACTGTGCGTTTTCTATCGCACTTCGAATCAACAAACCTACTCCAATAGCAACTACAAAACCAACTAAAATTAAGACGTGCTTACTGTGCTTGCTCATTGTTGAATAAGTTACGTGCCTCAGTATTGTCTACTTCAAAATCTAAGTATTCGTAGTCTTGTTTTTCATATCCGACTATTGCCAAAAAGATATTTGCGGGGAATGAACGTACAAAACGATTATAGTTTCGTGTATCGTTATTGTACTGTTCTCGGTAACTTGCCACTCGGTTTTCAGTAATAGAAAACTCTAGCATTGCTTGTTTGTAGTTTTCTTGTGACTTTAGTTGTGGATATGCTTCTACAACCATAGCAAGCACTAAGTTTGCTTGCTCTAAGTTGCCTGAGTTGGCCTGAGAACGAGCGTCTGTAATAAGCTGGAATGTTTCTTTTTCAAATCGGTTATAACTTTCTACTGAATCAACAAGGTTGTTAAATAGGTCTACTCGACGCTGTTCTTCTTTTGAGATGTTTGATAGCGAGGTGTTTATATTTTCTTCAAAGGTAACGGCTTTGTTATACCAGCCTGACATCATCAATAGCAAGATTGCAATAAACGCAACTACACTTGCCCCTATAATTATTATCTTATTCATAGTTCTAAATTAACGGCTCTTTATAATTATCATCGTACCCCTCAGTTCCTTGACCGGCTTTACTCTTATATCCTCCTAGGTTTTCTAGTTGTTTGACTGAGTTAGAAGGAAAGGGCGGCAATTCTAGTTCAAATTCATCAGCAAAAAAACGTATGAAGTGGTCGTACAGTCTGTCTATCTCGCCTGTCTTATTAAGTTGCGTAGTGCTTTGCTTTTTGTATAGCGCGGTCTGTAATGCCCTCCACATCTCTTTAATAAAGGCAGCAGTCATATCCATACGCACGGTTCTACCCATAACCATCTTGGCGTCAACACTGTTCTCGCGGCATGTTTGTGCCACCTGTTCAAACCAAACGTGCATGGCTGCGTTCTGAGCGCCTGTACGTGGTGAATTAGTAGTTTCAACAGCGTTGAGAAAAGCCAGAGCTTTCTCAGTCTCTCCGTTTAGGATGAACTCTCGAAGTCTGGCTTTAATCTTGCTGTCCATGATTACTTAGCTGTACCAAACGGCACGTCTGCTTCGGTCAAGTCGGTTCCTTCGTAAAGCGCGTTAGCTGTGTGCTCTCCTTCTGTATCTTTTGGCTTGATTTTAGCCTTGTCTTTTTCTTCAACGGTAAGTGGTGCAAAATCTCCCTTGGCAACCAAGAACTTATCAATGTTGCTGTAGGTTTTATCTCCGTTGACCTTGTTGACTGTTCCGACACGGCACTGCTTTCCGATAAATGAATTAAGGTCTTTGCCAGTGATTCCATAAGCTTCTTGTTCTTGTGAAAGAGATGAGCCTTGTAGAGCCTCTACAATCTGGTAGAGCTTATTCTTACCCTTAGCACTGATGTAAAGATAAGACGGTACAAAGTTCATAAAGATGTTACGACCTCGCAAATCCTCGTCTCCGTCTTTACCCTCCAAAAGTACAAACTGAAAGTCTAGTACTGTCTCGTATTTAGGCGCGAGCATTTCATCTTTCTTTCGGTCTTGCTTTGAGTCGTAGGTCTCAACCTCCTTAGCGTTTACATCTAAAAGTTCTACTGCGTACACGTCTTCTGGTAGTGGCTTGTATTCCTTAGATTCTTCTCGCGGCAGCTCCATGTTGTTGTCTAACATATTGATTTATTATTTTATTAGTATTCACGCGGTGAACGGGAGACGCGCCCCTCCCAACTCTTAAAACACTGTACCACTTAAATAATCATCTGAGCGTTCTACCTGTGGAAAAAGTCTACTCCACATTGTCTGTTTTTTTTGTACGTTGCTCATGTTTAGAATAATGTTCTTTTGTTCTCGTGCCCAAAGCGTGTACGCTTGTTCCTCTGCCTTTACTGTGTTGGCGCTGTCTTCATCAAAGATGTACATGCTAAATACCTAATTCTTTTACTAAATCTCTCACCTCATTGATACGTACCAATAGCTCTTGAGCTGATTGTGCTTCTTCGTCTGTTCTCTGCTCTCCGTTACCGTCCACAAACTTTGCATCTGAGCCGTTCCAGTGTCCTGAAATAACGGAGGCTTCGTTTTCGATATACTCTAGTGTGTAAATTGGTTTCATATTTATTCCCGAGTTAAATAATCTTGTAATTCATTGTCGCGGTTCTCATCATAAGCCATTTCTGCTCTATCCTCCTCTCTCTGTACTCTCTCTATCATTTCTTCTTCTGTCTCTTGTTCGCGTTCGCCTGTGGAGAGTTCTACTGCGATTGATTTTGTCCAGTCCATGTTAGTAATCGTTTTTAATTTCTTCTACTCCAAGAAATTCTAATAAGTCGTCCACACTTTTCTCTAAATCTTTCTTGATTACTTGTTCGTCGTAGTGGTAGTGTTCATTCCAGATATGGTTGTAGTCGTTACCAACTTTAATCATTTTCTTAGGTTTACAATGTGCTGTTTTCTGTATTTCGTAATAAGTGATGCCACTCTCCATATCAATCGGAAACTTTGAGTAGTCGTAAGACCACCTGTCTCCACTTGGATATACTCGTTTAGTTCTGGGACAAACTAACTGCTTAAATAAATCTGGCGCGATGTCTTCTTCTCGAATTAAGATGTAGCTATTCCAAATTCCTTTGTGTGGGTAAACAATCTCGTGTTCTGGTTTTTGCATTAACTCATTGAACCAAAATACAATCTCACACTCGACTCCTTTATGCTTGAATTCCCAACTAGTTTTTACTTTTTTTCTCATTGCTTATACTTATCTTATAACTCCTATATACTAGCACAATGCTAGTGGGATTGCAAGCAGTAAAGTAGGTAGCTGGGGATAGTGAAATAGTGTATAATAACAACACTTATATCTCCGTTGCTGGGGTTTTAAGTTAAGAACTAGTTAAGTTATGTCAAAAAAGCAAACTAAAGGAAGAATGTCAGAAGTTGGGTGGGGTTATGGCTACGCTGTAGCAGAAGACTGCCCAAACCGAATTATCGGAAATGTACTTACACTTGTTGAATTGTTAGGACTACCTGATAAACAAGAAAAACCATTTAAGGATTTAATCCACCAACGTATTTGGGAATGTTTCAATGACGGTATTTTACTGAAACCAGAAACGCACACCACATTACGAGAAAATCACGCAGGTATGATGAGCGAAGCAAGAGTCGCAAATCTACCACCAAACGCCATTTAATAAAATCAACACCCCAGCAACGGAGATAGAAGTCTGTCACACTTATAGACTTGGAGAGGCTGAGTTATCTACACCCTTCATGAAGAAGTTGTGAACCTTTTGCTACAATGTAGTAATGTTGAATTTTTCCCATATCCAAGCACGAATAGAACAGCCTACTACTAAGGCGAACTCGGAACGTGCTGAGTTGCTAGAAAGATTTGTGACTAGACTAAATAACTCTAGGGTAGCAGGAGGGTACAAGCCGCTTGGCGCAAAATTCTACGCTATGAAAATGTCACATATAGAGACAGAGGAACTACATGCTTTTTTTAAGAAGTTAGATAGCGCTCGTAACTTTTCAAGTTTGTGGTATTACTACTGTTGTCCTAAAAAGAAATGAATTATAAATACAGTACAGGCGATAAGGTTTTACTGCGTGGTAAAAAATACATGGTGCTAGGAAGATACTACCCAAATGGAGTTTGGGGGGCAAAGAATCCTATAGCTTATTCTATTTATCCTCCTGGAAAGAAAACGAGTTATGGTTATCATTGTTGGGCTTATGAAAAAGATTTGATACAACCGTAATCCCCAGCCGAACCACTTGTGTTTATATTACAGTTTGTGGTAAAATTTGTACATGCAAGAGTCACATTCACAATTGAATATTCTAAGCAACTTCGCAATCCACTTTTTGACTCTTGCAGGTCGGATTGTCGGTTGCTTAAAGTGTTCAATTAAAACTCACGCTTCATAGGCGTGTTTTTATTATGACCAAAAGTCGTCCACTACCAAATAGAAAAAATACACGCAAAGAAATATATGCCTTATTAGGTAATATTATTGGTCGTGAACTTACTATACCTGAACATAATGAAGTCAAAGAGGTAATCGAAAAATATATTAAAGGCGTTTTTGACGGACTTGATATAAACGAAAAACCTCGGACACATCATTTATTGTGTACAGAGTGTACTGCAAAGAAAACTATTGTAGGGGCAAAAGAAATTAAAAACGTCTACAAAGGGAAGCGTAGGGGTTTTGTAGCTCAATAGTACATTCACATTCAACAGGGGGAAGCACTAAGCAGTCTTCTCCATATAAATAAAATCTGCTAAATAGGAGTTCAAACAAGGCAAGAGAACTTGAAAAATAAACTTTATACAAGGGGGTAGCGTTTGACCACTTCGTCCCCTTGCTCAGTTTGGACTTCTATAAATTTACGTAGAGCGACCTTACAGTTAAAGTATCACGCTAGACTTACACGGCACTAGCTACACCCAAGCGGGGAAGGATAAAAGTACGGCACTGGGGCTATAGTACACTTTAAGGAACTACGCTGTTGTTTGGAAATATCAATCACACCACTTTGTTGTCATTTCTCTTTAATCTCTTTGATTTTAGTAGGGAACTGAGTAAAAGTGGTGCCGTGTCATACCTGTTGATAAAGTAAAGAAAAAGAAGAAACACTTGCTATTATAAAGTAAACACATTTAACAAAACTAAGATAATAGAGATATGGATAAATTCAATCAAATGCAAAATCTCTTAAAAGAAAGAGAAATATTAAAATCTAAAATAGATAAACTTTACAAAGAGACATACGTTAAAGTCAAACATGGGGACGTCGTTCAGTCTTTATATCCCCAGCATTGTTATTATGTTTTTCTTAGTCCTTGGACTGGCAAGTTAAGTTATTGTAGTTTAGGAAGCTGCGCGCATAACGAAGTACATGATGGAATAATTAACGGTGTACTGTTGATGAATAATGGTTATGACTATGTATTAAACAAGTATATCCATGAAGCAGTAAGTCCAATTGTTATTGACTCTTTTAAGAAAATGAACTCTAAGTATGAAAAACCTTGCTCTTGTTTCCAACGCTATTGTCACTGGTGCGGTCAAAGGATTATTACTGATTTGGCTGATTAAGGAATTATTTTAACCCCCCACTAACAGACTTAAATATTAGATTATGAAGAAAGAAGAATTAAAGCCAGTTGATTTAGGGCATTTAGAAACAAAATGTTTAGCTATTGTAGACGCATTTAGAAAATCTAATGAGCAAGACAGAAGTGCTGAGTATAGAGCTTTTCATTTAAAGAGTGCCGAACAAATATCACAAACTCTTTTACGAGATTTTGGGTATTACCACGACAAATACTTAATTGGCGGTATAGTGTCTTACGGATTGCCAATAGAAAAAGAGTAAGTGGATAACCCCACCCCCTAAACCAAAGAGAGGGCTACACTAAGAGCAGTTAATAAAGTAATAACATAGTATAATTAAAAGCATGGTAAGAAGCGGATTTAGAAAGCAGTCACTCCAAGAGATAAAAGAAAAACAAGTTATTAAGCGTGAGAAGGACGTGATATAATATAGCTATTATGAATTTAGCTTTACGACCAAAGGAGGTAGCATACTCGTAAAGCGTGCTACCCCTTTTGGTTTTAGTCCTTATGGAAACCAAATGTAATTATTGCGGGAATGAATTTATAAAGTCCTCTTTTAATCAAAAGTATTGTAATAAAGAGTGTTCTAAACTTTTTTATAAGGAGTACTACGAAAAAGAGTACGATAAAGTAAGAAAGACTACCAAAAATTGGCAGACTGAAATACGCGTTTGTTTGGAGTGTCAAACTGAATTTGTTCCTAAAAGTCATAACCAGAAGTACTGCAAAATTGAGTGCTCAATGAAAAAATACGAATTTGACGCGGTTCATTCAAACATAGACATTCTTTCAGACGGCCCAGCTCATCGCTGGCTAAAAGCAAGAATTTTAGTCTTTGATAGAGACGACTTCACTTGTAAATATTGTGGTAGGTCTCCCATGGTAGATAAAGACGTTAGACTTCATTGTGACCATAAGTTTCCTAAATCATTAGGTGGAGACGATTCTCTTGAGAACTTAATAACATCATGCGAACAATGTAATTTAGGGAAAGGGGATATTTTACTTAAATACTGGCAATTAAAACATGAAGAGAACACCATTAAAGCGAGGAACTAAGAACCTCAAGCGGACAGGCTTCAAATCTCTCACTAGAAGCTCTACAATCAATTCTAAGCCCTTTAAAAGCCCCGAAGCTATCCAAACACGCAAACGAACCAAAGCAGCCGCAAAACGCCGTAGAAACGGTCAATGGTCTACCACCACCGCAGATAACTATTTCTCTAAGTGGATACGAGAAAGAGACGGTAAGTGTTTACGCTGCCATACAACCGAAGGACTAACTTGTTCTCATTATCACAAACGAGCAATTTCGATTACAAGATTCTGTCCAATAAATTGCATTACTCTTTGTGGAACATGCCACGCAGAATGGGAAGGACCGAAAGAAGGCTATACTGATTTCATGATACAAATGCTCGGAGCCGACGGGTACATAGAACTAAAAAGAAAATCTGGTAGATTTATGGAACGAAAACAAGCAGTAGCAGAGTGTAAACTTTTAATAAAACCATGAACCCCGAAGACATCATCACCCTAGATTACAAGAAGTACCGTGTAGTAATCTGCAATAACACTTACGCTGGACTAGAGCTGGTAGAGAACCCAAAGTTAAAGAGAACGATACGGATTAGGGACTTTCCAAACATCACACATGAAAAAACAAGAAAAACCTAAAATGTATTGCTCTCGTAAGTACATCATGGCTAAGAATGTTACTGAGGCTTTACGAAAAGAGAAAACTACCGCTGTACACGAAATTTACATAGACAACAACTGGCAAGAAAAAAATCTAGCCACAGCAATCGGTTTTGGAGTTGAAGTTGAGGAAGAATAACTTTACTAAAACTCACTTTTTTGATAGAATAGTAAAGCTAGTAATAGCAATAAAGCTGGAACATAATGTCGGAAAGATAACGGCACCAGTATCAACACCTATCGCGCTTAGTCGAAAGACAATCCTGGTAGGTCATGCTGGTTTAGTCTAGTGGTAAGACGCAAGACTCATAATCTTGTCACATCCGTTCGATTCGGGTAGCCAGAACACGGTCAGTCCCTCTGTTGAAATTGAACATGAACTGGCTTTCCCACCAAGCGCACTTACCCGCGCAGGAACTCCCAAACTTTATATTGCTTATACTCTAGGGAGGCCGAGTTCGATTCTCGGGTGGTGGAATAATTAAAATAGATTGTGGTATACTTTCTAAGTAGCCCAGATTTAACAAATAACAAAAAATATGGAAGAAAAAACTAATGATGAAGTAGTTTCCACATCAGGGAACACAGTAGTATCTCTTACACCAGAAGAACTCACAGCACTAACAAAAGACCTCCAAGAAGTTTTAATAAAACACAACGCAGAGATGGGAGTAACATCCACCATCAATTTAATGAAGGTTGTAAAATCACCAAATGAGTCAGCAACTGCAACAGAAGACAAAAAGTCCGACAGTTCGTCAGAGAAAAGTAGCTAAAGCCTACGTAGATAACTTTCTTTCAGGTAAGCCAGTTTCTACTGGACAAGTACTGAAAAGTGTTGGCTACGGTGCTGGACTGCAAAACTCGCCTAAAAGGGTTATAGAAAGCGAAGGATTTAAGTCGGCGCTTGCCGAGTTTGGACTCACAGAGGAGCTTATCACAAGCTCTTTAGTAGAAGATATCAAAGCAAAACCAAAATCAAGAGTACAAGAACTTAAACTTGGCGCTGATATTCTTGGAATGGTTAAACGAGAAGAACCACAACGCTCTGATACTAAAAACACTTACAACTTCATTTTTTCCAACGAAGTACAAGCTAAGGTAAGAGTAATTAACGAAGACATTAAAAGAATGTTAATGCTACCTCAAGATGTTCAAGAGAATCCATAGATTGTGGGAGTTGAGTAAAAAAGACCCAGAAGTCTTAGATAGATACTCACAGTTCACATCAGAAGAACTTGCAGACATTCCAGACAAAGGCGATGGGAAGGCTGTTTTCTTTGGTGAAGGCTCACAAGAAGAGTTTGTGGAACAAGAACGCAAGGATAAGGGATTAGGTGGATGGTATCGTAGGTTAAGGAATTTAGATTAGTTTATGGATTACGACTTAGCAAAAGAGTTGGAGGATGCTGGATTCCCATCTGGTAAAGACTTTGAGCAAGCTTATGGTGATAATCCTATGTGGATTGAACCATCACTCTCAGAGCTTATAGAGGCGTGTCAAAAGAAAACTCCTAATGGTCTTAGTTTATCGTGTAGAGACTTTAAAACTTGTGCCTGGGAGGCATCTGACCATTACGAAAACGATTTAGCGAGCATTGGGGTGAATGGAGAAACACCCGAAGAAGCAGTAGCTCGGCTATGGTTAGCTCTAAATAAAAAATGAACTACGAGAATACTCCACGCCCCGAGTTAGAAAACCATCCCCATATCAGGATGCTTATTGAAACACAAGAGAAGAAAACCAAAGACCGTAACCTACACAGAGACAAAGACAAAGAACTGGCTGAGCGTCAAGAGGAAATAGACAGATACAAGCCAGTAGATATTATCGAGTTTTGGTGTGAGGAATGTAAAGAGGATTTTGCTCACTTAGCTTATAAGCAAGTGGAGACTGATTGGTCAAACACTGCACAAAAGATAGCCTTTTATAAGGGAGTGCACGAAGACTGCGGCACTTGGGCTATCAGATACATCACAGATAGAAACGCAGACCCTTATTGGATGCAATCAGCTCAAGTGGCTAGGGATAGAGGTAAACACTTTGCAGACATCTTGCAGCCGTTTGAATCAGGGTTTGAATTAATGTTTGGACGTAAGAATAAATAATTTATGCATATTTTAGGAAACAGAGTGCTCGTGTCGAGACTCAAAGAAGAGAAGAAAACAGAAGGATTTGAGACTGTAGAAGTACAGACAGACTTTCTTTATAAGGGTGTTGTTGAACAGATTGGAGGTGGCGCAACTATTGCAGGTACGAGTGAAGTAGAACCACCTTTGAATGAGGGGTGTACTGTGCTGTTTGCTAAGTACTCACCGCATACTCAATCTGTAGACGTTGAAGGTGAAGAGATGAAGATTATTAGAGTGGAGGATATTTTAGCTGTACTATGACACTAAAAGAAAGATACTCGCAAATGCCTGAACAAGAACCGTACGAAGTGGAAGGCATACCGTCTGGCTATTGTTTCCTGCGTACACCTCATCCCGTAGCAAGTCACTTAAGAAGCAAGGCTTATTTAACTGCGTTTAAAGATACTAACCAAAAGATAATCAGTATTATCCCTGTAGTATTTGAGGATGACCTTACCAGAGACCAAAGAAAAGAAGCACTTAAAAAGGCAGAGGAAAAACTATTAATAGCTTACGCGAAACTATAATGATAAAAGAGATAACACAAGGAGCAGAAGCACGAGCAAAGATTAAACGAGGTATTGATATTGCTGCTAATGCTGTCAGACCCACTCTTGGCGCTGTGGGAATGAGTGCAATGATTGAGTACCCAGGGTTAGACCCAATTCACGCTGATGACGGGGTAACTATTTTGAAGAATATTGAGCTAGAAGATAAGTATGAAAACATGGGTGTGCAGACACTCAGAAAAGCGGCTGTGCGTACCTCAGAAGAGGGTGGCGATGGTACTGCTACAACTACAGTACTTACTCAAGCTCTCGTAGACTCGTCATTCAAAGAGATTGAAAGTGATAGCTCAAAAATACGTGAAGTCAGAGAGCGTCTCGAAACAGGCTTGCAGGAAGTATTAGCCCAGCTGAGTAAGCTTAAACGAGACATCACAGAAGATGACATTGAACGTATCGCTACTATCTCATCACTTGACCCAGAGGTAGCAAAGCTCATTGCTGACGTTATTAAAGAAGTAGGTATTGAAGGTGTTGTCACTGTTGAACGCGGTGCACAACTTGGTTACACAAAAGAAGTAGTTAAGGGTGCACGTTTTGACTCTGGACTTATTTCACCATTCTTTATCAACGACCATGAAAACCGTCGCACTGTCCTAGAAGACGTGTACATTGTCCTTGTTGACCGCAAAATCAGCATGAATGAGCAGATTATTGGCCTGCTTAATTCAATTGGTACTGATAAAGACATCCTGTTTATTGCCACTGATGTTGAATCGGTAGCTCTTGGTACACTCACTCACAACGCAGCCAATGGAATTGCTAACATTGCTTGTGTTCGTAACCCATACCAAGCGAGTCCAGCTCGTGATTTCCTGTTTGATATTGCTGCGCTTACTGGAGCCACAGTTATCTCTGAGGAACGTGGCATGAAGCTTAATGAAGCTACTATTGCACTGTGCGGACGAGCTGAAAAGGTTATTGTCACTAAAGACCAAACTACTATCATTGGAGGTACGCCAGCAGATAATCTTGGAGACAGACTAAAGGACATTCAAGGACAAATTGAGAGTTCAACTAGTGACTATCAAAAGAAGAACCTAAAGGATAGACTCGCACAACTCTCTGGTGGTATTGGAGTAATCCGAGTGGGGGCATATACTGATACTGAATTTAACGCTAAGAAGTACAAGTTCCAAAACGCTATCAATGCAACCCAGGCTGCTTTGCAAGAGGGTATTGTTGCAGGGGGTGGGAGTGCATTGTTTAGAGTTAGTAAGATGGAGATTGAGCCTATGTTTAAAGAAGCAGCAGTAGCACCATTTAACCAAATGTGTATAAATGCTAATGTCTTTGAAAATGCACATGTCCCTCTTGCAGGTGACTATGGGATTGACTTTAAGAACAAGGAAGTAGTCGATATGTTTGACGCTGGCATAATTGACCCATTCAAAGTCACCAGACTTGCCCTAGAGAGCGCTACGGCCATTGCTATGAGCCTTGTTGGGACTGAGACAGTAATTGTAACTAAGCCAGATGAAAAATGATGAAATACAATATTACTCCATTCTTGAGTGGATTGTCTCCGAAGGGATAGTTAATGAAAAGGGCGAACAGTTTGATTTTCACGACCGACCGTTCCTCCTGGATATCCTTACTGACTTCACGCCTGATATTGTAGTGACTGCGTGTGCACAGGTTGGTAAGTCCGTAACATTCTCGGTTAAGACGTTGTTCGCACTTAAATACCTACATTTCAACGTCATCTACACATTCCCAACCGAGAGCGATGTAATCAAGTTTGTTAAGTCAAAGTTTAATAAACTGATTCAGTCGAATAACCATCAGTTTCAAGGAATGAACACTGACAGTGTGCAGTTGAAGGAGTTAAACAACAGGTTTCTATTCTTCAATGGTACTGTATCTGAAACGGCTGCTATCTCTGATACTGCTGATTTGCTGATTCACGATGAGCTATCACGCTCTGACCAAAACACAATCAACACATACAAGTCGCGTACTAAAGCCAGTCAATACAAAGGGCGCTGGCTTTTCTCTAACCCAGGCTCTGAGCGAGACGAGCTTGACTTAGCATGGATTAAATCAGACCAAAAAGAATGGGTTATTGAGTGTCCACACTGTAATGATAGGCACTTCTTGTCATGGCCAGAATCTATTGACATAGAGAAGAAATGCTATGTATGCAAGGCATGTAAAGAACCTATTGCAGATGAGGTTAGACGTAAGGGACAATGGGAAGCACAGAATGGTGAGAGTAAGATTAGCGGCTACCACATATCTCACTTGATGTGTCCTTGGATTAAAGCTGAGGAAATTATTGAGGATAGTGAAGGCGACCCCGAATACTTCAATAACTTTGTACTAGGCCTTGCTTACTCTCCTGGTGATTTGTCTGTTACTAAAACAACAATCCTAGACTTATGGACACCAAAAGACTTGACGACGGGCAACATTTATATTGGTGTTGACGTGGGTAATATTAAACACTACACCATTGGTACAGAAAAAGGAATTATACAAATCGGTAGGTTCTCTAAAGAAAGTGACCTAGATGACATCATTAGAATTTGGAAGCCAACCGCCGGAGTAGTTGACGCGATGCCAGATAGTACGTTTTCAAAGTATCTCTGTGAGACATATCCGTGGATGCGAATGTCATACTTTCAAGAGAACAACAACAACCCACAGACAATTGTATGGTGGGGGGAGGGAGATAAAAATAATATTGTTTACTCGCACCGTGACCGTATCCTGGATAGAATCCTGTTAGATATGATTGAGGCGGGCTGGCTTATCTCAGTCAAGGCAGATAAAGAGTTCCAATTGTTTATTAAGCATTTTGAGACTCTCAGACGCGCTAAGGTAACAAATAATAAGGGGATAGAGAGGTATGTATGGGATTCCACCACGGGTGAAGACCACTATGTTTTTAGTACTCTTTATTATCGACTGGCAGTTATGGCTGGNGGTGCTGGTGCTTTCTTTAGTGGGCTTAATGAAGAAAAACCATCTGTAATATCTGCCGATAATGTGTATGACGTGAGCGTGCAATTTGCTGAAAACAACGAATAAATATGACTGAAAAAATAGCTATCTACATACCCGACCAAGAGGCCAAACAATTCCTTTTGTTTCAAGAACACTACGAGACATTTTGTCTCATGCTCAACCACGGTGTCTTTGATGTCCGTAACGGGAGTATTACATTTCACATGGATAAGCATGGTGCGATAAAGACAATCAATAGAGCAGATGTCTTATACTCCGCTAGACACGAATAATTGTAAGTAGTATAATATAAAGGACAGTCACGATAACCCTTCAACACAAGGCGACTAATCTCTTAGAGGTTATTCGCCATTTTTCGTATATATGAATATCGACATTAAATCTTTGAATGACGCTCAAAAAATCCAACTGGTACAAAACCGTTGGAAGTCTTCTGATACTGTTTGGGATGTTGTTGACCGAATCTATAGAAACAATACAGCCATCTATGAAAATAAATCTGACTGGCTCACTAGTGTGCCGCAAAAACGAAAAGCTAGCGTAGTACAAGCTAACCGTATCTTCACAAACATGGAGGCAGTTATCAACTCTTTGATTGCTGAAACTCCTGGATTAAATGTATTGCCCGCTCGTGACGGCGATGATGCACAAGATTTTGCACGCAAGTTAGAGAGCTTCATGCAGAAGAAGTTTCTTGATTTGAACACAAAAGAAATTGTACGTAAAGGACTACGCAACCTTTACTTTGGACGTTTGCTTGTTATCAAAGCGTTCTGGAACCCAGCTATTGACGATTTTGATTATCGTGCCATTGACCCACGAAAAGTACGTTTTGGTAAGTATGCAACTAAGGAACAAGACAGTGAGTTCGCTATAGAAGAAATAGGCGACAATCTGTGTGCTGTGATTGAAAGGTTCCCTGAAAAGAAAGATGAGTTGATGAGAAAGTTTGGTATTTCAGATGATGCTGATTTGTATATTAAAAATCCAGACATCACATACAAAGAATCATGGATTCAAAATTACGTCATATTCTCAGTAGAGAACATCATTCTTGGTTGTATCAAAAACCCATATTGGGATTGGGACGGAATCTTGGTTACTGAGGAGGAACGGACAGAACTAGAAAATACAGAAGAAGAAGGTGGCTTGACTATTGAAAAGCGTCGAGAGCGCATCCAAGAGATTAAACTCAGTCAAGACGAAAGAAAGGCAGAAATACAGTCTATCCAGACTCCCCAAGCAGAGGAGGGTGGCGAAGAATACGAGACAGAGGAATTAATGGAACCTCCGTATAAGTCTTACTACTTCAACTACTTTGATGAACCTCGTAAGCCGTATATTTTTGCAACTGTATTCAACAACGAAAACTCACCAATTGGTCGTACTGACATGATTACTTTGTCTGCTGAACTGCAACGAGGTATCGATAAGCGCAAGATGGACATTGATGAAAACTGTGAACTTGCAAACGGTATTCTAAAAGTAGACTCAGAAGTAATGGGGAAGAGTGACGCACAACGTATCCGTTTCGAAACCAAAGGTGTTATCTGGGGTAAGGGTGTGGTCGCAGGTGTACAGCGTGAAACTGGTACACCACTGCCGCAAATGGTATTTGAAGACATGATTGACTCTCGTTCTGAAATTGACAACATCATGGCTGCAACTTCTGCGTTTAGAGGAGAGCGCCAAGGACAAGAAACTAAGGCTGGTCGTCTTGCGCTCATCCAGCAATCATTCCTCCGACTTAATGAACTGGTACAGGTCGTGGACTACGTGTATTACGAAATGTTCTCATGGGCAATGCAACTCGCCAAGACTCGATATACCGAATATCACTATGCAAAATGGATGGGCAAGGAAGGTGCCCGCGAGTTCATTGAGATTATTCAAGATGACTTCGAGACTGGTTCAGAGGTTAAAATTATTGCTGGTAAGACTCTGCCTGTTGATAACGAATTTAAGTTTGAACAAGCACAGAATGATGTGGAGAAGGGTTACATTTCTCCTGCTGACTATCTTGAAATAGCTAAGTACGATAACGCACGAGAGCTTGCACAAAATGCTGTTCTATATCAGCAAAACCCAATGGAAGCAGTAGGTCTTGCGGATAAGGACATGCCTGTACCGTTTGTTCCTGGACAACTCACTCCAGACCAGTTAGCAGCGACACAGCCACCAACACCGCCCCCAATGATGGGTGAAGAAGTACCACCACAAATGATGTAACCGAACACGACCTGAGATGTCGCTAAACTCAATCATTATCAACATAACCACGACCAAGCCTAGTGTTTCAGTCGCAAGACCAAGTCACACGAAGCAGTCCTATGCTTATGACAAATCCGATTCCATCAGAATCAATCGAGATTCCTAACAGTGAAGAAACTCCAGAAGTGGAAACTACACCAAGTGAAGAAACTCCAGAAGAACCAACTGAACCAGAAGTTACACCTGAACCTACTACAGAAGCAGAACTTTACGAACTGCCAGACGGACGAAAAGTAGACGGTGCCACTCTTGCAAAAGAATGGAAAGATAACTTCTTACCAGATTACACTCGCAAGTCACAAGAATTGGCAGCGAAGAGTAATCAAAACTTACCAACCGAGACTCCAAAAGTAGACCCTTATGCTGACCCTAATTATGTTCCACAGACTTATGCGGAGATAATCCAGGCAGCAAAAGAAGCGGCTCTTACAGAATTAGCACAAAAAGAGGAGCAGAAAATCGCACAGACTAAAGCTGTCGAAGATGCAGTTATCGCTCAGTTAGATGAAGTAAAGAAAATCGACCCTAACGTAGATGAGAACAAACTCTTTTTACATGCTAATAAATACGGGTTTAGAGACCTTAAGACAACTTACCGGAACATGCGAGACATGGGACAGATAACTAAAACTGTCCAGAAACAAACTGTGGAAAACATTGCCAAGCGCAACGACCCAGTATCAGTTTCTCCTGGTTCTGCTGTTGGGGTAACTCCAGACCCGTCTGCGTTTAGTTCTGCCGTGGACTACATGCGAAGTCTCAAAACTTAATCAATAACAAAATGATTTTTAACACCGCGGTCACAACTACAACTCGTGAGTTCATTCTCCCGAAAGTATTTGACCAAGTAACCACTGGTACACCAGGCCTCATGACTTTTTTGCAAAAGCCAAAGGAATGGAAATCAGGTACCTCTTATAAGTTTGCTATCAAGTACCAAGACACCACAAATGGTGGAAACATGGGTATCGCTGACAAGCTCGATTCAAACCGAGAGAATGTCCGCGTGCAAGCAGAATTTAACCTAAAGGCGGCTAACAAGCCAGTTGTTGTAGCTATCGCTGAGACAACAGCCAACATGGGTGACGAGCAAATTGTAGACTTGCTTGATACTGAGTTTGACTCACAAGCACAGTCACTCATGACTCTGATGGCACAAAACCTGTACACAGGTAACGGAACTGGTGATGATTGGGACTCGCTAGCTAACGCTGCAGCCGACTCTACAGTTTATGGAACTTACGGTTCTCTATCCCGTTCAACTTACTCAGCGTGGGAAGGATACTACCTTGCATCAGCAGGTGCTCTAACTCTCGCTAAGCTTGCTACAGCAGATGACGCTGTGACAATTGGTGTAGATAGTCCAGACCTTGCTCTTACAACTAAAGCAATCTGGTCAACTTACGAAAGTCTTTTGACTCCATCAGTTCGAGCAAACTTCTCTACTGCAGGATATCCAAAGATGAATGCATGGGGTGGCGTTCCTTCAACTCCTGGAATGGGAGCACAGCAAGGATTCGTATACCTTACTTTCCGTGGTACTCCAATTGCTAAGGATGAACAAGTACCATCAGGTAAGTTTTTCCTTACAAACACTAAGGGCTTCGGCTTTGTTGGTTTCAACTATGAAGATGAGTCAATTATGACTGCAAACTTCAAGAAGACTAGTGACGCAGTTCCATCAGGTGTTCCAGGTAACGTGAAGTCAACTCGTGGCTTCCAGTTCCGAAAGATGATGAATCCAGTAGACCAGCTTACTAAGGTAGGTTACCTTATCTACACTGGAAACTTTGTGGCTACAAATTGTCGCCTCAACGGTACACTCGCAGGAGCATCTTAATAGCATAAGCCTTTAACCCGTTAAATCGGAGAGGGTAATAACAAAAATTATGTCTACATTAATCGAACATTACGTTCCAGTTGTAAAATTCCACGGTCTCAACACAGACACCGCCGTTGACTTTGGCAGTACTTTGGCAGTAACAGGAGCAACAACACTTTCAAGTACCCTAGCGGTAACGGGAGTGGCTACCTTTACAGCAGCCCCTGTACTTCCAGTATTGACTAAAGCGAACACACAATTGGTAACGCACTCAACCTCAGCAGCTATCAACTCTACCGCGACCGCAACAGCAGCCGAGGTAGCGACAGGATACATAACATCGACATCAGCCGCAGCCACTACAATTACTCTTCCTACAGGGACACTGTTAGGGGCAGCATTGGGTGCTGTAGCTGGTACAGTCTTTGATTTGTACATTGATAACACTGCAGGAGCAAACACCGTTACAATTGCAGTAGCAACAAACGGTATTCTCTCAACTGCTGCTGCGGATACAGCAGGTTCATTTGGAGATTTGACAGTAGCGTCTGGAGTCACAGGACTCGCACGCTACACACTCATGTTCTCAAGTGCAACTGCTTATGTGTTTACACGAACAGCATAGTCGCGTGGTTAGCCTACCCTAAAAGGGCAACTTATAAGAATTGCTAATTCAAATAGCGGAGGGCTAAGAACCCAAAGCTGAAAATAGCAACAATCTTTGATAGCAGTGCCGTAGTTAGTTTTCATTTGGTATACTTACTGCATGAAAACAGGCTTTAAACACTCGAAAGAGACAATCGAAAAAATAAGACGAGCAAATCTTGGTAGAGTATTTTCAAAGGAATCTATAGAAAAGATGTCTAAAGCAAGTATTGGTAAAAAAGGTACTTACGGGCATCTTGGCAAGAAACATAGCGAAGAGTCTAAAAGAAAGATTTCCGAAAGCAAGAGGGGGAAAACCCTATCTGAATCTACAAAGGAAAAGATGAGGGAATCTGCTAAGCGTGGTCATTTATCTCATAGTTGGAAAGGGGGAATTACTCCTGAAAACAAAAAGATTAGAAATTCGATTGAGTATAAAGAGTGGAGAACAAAAGTTTTTGAAAGAGATAACTATCAGTGTTTGTGGTGTGGGGTATCTGGAAGTAAAAAATACTTACAAGCCGACCACATAAAACCTTTCTGTAGATTTCCAGAATTAAGAATGGAAATCACCAACGGGAGAACACTTTGTATAGATTGTCACTCAAAGACCGACTCTTATAAAGGCAGAGCTAACAAAAATTACAAGCTAACTTAAAATTAACGTGAATACAATTACATTTCAGGACGTCTATCAGACAACTACCGCTCGTGGTCAGTTTAAGCTCGGTCAACGCGCTGCAACTGCCGACGGTCGCGAATGGCAGTATGTGAGGGCACAATCTACCCTTGCAACTAGTCTCGTAGCCGTTCCAGACGCAGTAGCAAGCTCAGACCTTTACTCATCTTCAACAGACAGTCAAGGACGTATTGTATACCTTACTCGTGCTGCTAACTCACTCACCGTGGGAGCGTACGAAGATGGTATCGGCGTAGTAGACGGAGGTACTGGTATCGGTCAAACATTCAAAATCCGCACAAACGATGCAACCACATTCACTCTCTACCCAGAGACTGCACTTGGTACTGCGCTTGCTGTAGCGGATTCTGACCTTACTTACATCAGCATGAGCTATGTAGACCCAGCAGCTGTTACATCTAAGATTCAGATGGCGCAGGGTATCGCACAGGCGTCATTTGCAGCAGCTGACTACGGTTGGTTGCTTACAAATGGTACTGGACGTGTGCTCGCTGGTGAAGCGCTTACTGTTGGTGCAGGTTTCTCTACTGGAGACGACACTGCAGGACAGGTAATCAAGGCAATCACTGCCGAAGGACCATTCGATGCGCAGAACCTCGGTTATGCAATCGTTGCTGGTGCTATCGACGGTGGACACCTTGTTATGGTAAACATCCGATAGTTTATCGCTTTCCTCTCTCATTATTGGGAGGGGAGGTGCGATAAGTTATCGCTAGGAGAATAACAAAGCTCCTATTATAAATATAAGATTTGAAATATGGCAGAAATTGCTACAAATCCGAATGACTATAAGGTTGTCACGTTCACGAACAAGACAAGCTTTGCATTCACACCTGAATTGGGCTGCATGTACGACAGTCTCCCTATCTTTGGAAAGTCAGGTGCATCAGTAGAACCTGGTGAAAGTGTCGTATTGCCTTACCATATTGGTAATTTACTCGCTAAAAATCTCGCAAAAGCGGTGATGAATCGTAACGCTCCAGAAGATGCAAAAGGCATACCAACAGGAGTATCACTTTGGGATGAAGAATCCCTAAAGCGAACACAAGCATCATTTATTACCGAGATGTATAGCGAAGAAAAGCCAGCAGCAATGACTGAGACAGACCGTCTCATGGCTAAGGTAGAAGAATACAAACAATTGGTAGAAAAGTTGATTCCAGACGCAGCTAAAACTGCAACAGGAACACCAAATGACGCACCGCAGTCACCTGGGAACAGTCCTGCAGTGTACTCAGATAAAGCAGATGTAATTGCCGAACTCGAAAAGCGCGCTATCCCACACGATAAGCGAAAGAGCAAGGACGAATTGGAAAAACTACTCGTCAGTTAGTGACGCAACCAGAGCGTACAGACGAGTATGGGAGTGCAAGCCTCCCCTCTGGTTTACTATGGAAACACAGGTTATTACAACAGAAAAGATGGAAGCTCTAAAGGCTCTTGCTGACGCTAACGTAAAAGTTAGTGAAGTAAAAGGCGTTATTGCCCAGCTTAAAGTTGAGGAATCTGCTTATTTAGAGAGCCGTGAGAAAAAAGCCTTAAAGCAGATTCAAAAAATCCTTGAAGAGAGTGAATCTGTACTAAAAGAAGCCCTCTCAAACTATGAAGCTATCCATCAATTTGCTAAAGACACTTCACAACTCGCTGATTTTGTCAAAGAAGCTTACGGAGACTTCAAAAAACTGCAAGTCACGTTTAATGATTACAC